TTAGGTTTAAGATAGTTAGGTGATTTAGGATCCATATCTTTTTGATCTAAATTACTTTTGTAAACAGTATTAAAATCTAAAAGAGCTTTAGGAATATCTTTATCATCTAAACCAACAGTTTCTGAAAGATACTTTCTAGTATTCATATCAGATTCTTTTGTACCTATTTTACTTGAAGCTTCTGCTTGAGATCTCCAAGCACTAGATATATCTAGACCTTGTAATTGCTTATCAATACCATTAAGTCTATTTTCTAATGCTATTTTTTCATTGCTACCAATTCTTTCTCTAGTAAGCATAACCATTAAATCCATCTTTTGATTGGTTAGTTCATTTCTAGCAGCATTAATTTTAGCATCTTGATCCATTTTATCATACTTAGCTTGTGTATCTAATGCAAGTTTAGTATTTTTAAAACGAGTAGCACTATTTTCAGAACCATCTACTAAACTTTGTAAGTAAGTAGAACGTTGATCTGTAGGTAATTCACTAGCAATAGTAGTATCAATCCCTTTATTTTTAAGAGTAGTTAATGAGTTATTCCATACTTTATCTCTAGTAGCATCATCAGTAGCTTTATCATAAGTTGTTAAAAAACCATTAGCAACCATACCTATTTCTTCTGCTTTTAATGCATTAACTTCTAATTGTTTTTTAGTACCTTCAAGTTCATTGTTTTTAATTTGAGATTGTTTATATAGATATTCAGAACCTTTTTCAAGAGCCATTTGTGTAAGTTGATCACCCTTATTATACTCACCAAACTTATTAGCTACTTCAGCTGCTAATGAATAGTACTTACCAGGATCTTTTCTAGTCTCATCATCAACAATTTGATTAAAGTACTTAGCCATATCTTCATTTTTAGCAGCTGCTTGTTCTTCTGCATTTTTAATACCAAATAAACCTTTAGCAAGTTGACCTAAAAGAACACCAGAAGAAGCTCCTAATTGTCGTTTACCTGACCCAGGACCAGTCCTTTGTCTAGAAATATTAAGAAAATCATCTATACGTTTTTGAGTTTCTGCTGCAACATCTACAGAAGTTTTACCAAATAATCCAGGAACTATTGTTGCCATTTAAATCTCCTTATTTTTTACCTGCCAGATAACCACCATAAGCTGTAGAAGCACCTCCAATTAAATCACCCCAGAAACCCATTTGTGTATCCATATAAGCTTGTTGAGCACCAACTATATTAGCACCGGCTTGAGCTCCTGCTGTACCTGCTTGTAATCCATATCCAATATAAGGATTATTAACATTAGCTAAATTAACACCTGTGCCTAATAAACCTGCTGAAGTTTGATAAGGTTGATATTTAAGTTCATTACCCATACCATAATAACCTAAACCTCTTTGTATCTGATCCATTTGTATTTGTCTAGCTCTATCTTCAGCACCTAAAAAGATTTGTTGATTTTGATTTTCTCTAGCTTTAAATAAAGCATATTGTTCAGGATTAATATAACCACCACCTGATACACCAGCACCCATACCTGTTCTACCTTGAGAAAATAATGTATTAGCTAAAGTAGTATTTTCCATTTCTCTTTGTGGATTTAATATATTCTGTACACTATTATAATAATCAGAAGTCATTTTACTAGTATCCATACCAGTAGCTTGACCAAATAAACCTCTACCATAATTACTTACATCTGTAGCAAAAGCAGTTTGTTCTGCTGAAGGTAATGCTTCAGTAGCAGCTCCTGTATATTTAGCATACAGAGCTTGAAGTTCAGGAGAAAGACTAACCTTTCCTGATTGACCTTCAAAACTTACTCCACCAGTAGGACCTGAAATAGAATAAGGTTTAAATTCCATTTTACTATAGTCAGGTTCATCCTGTCCAGTTAATCCAAGTGCATCTGTAACAAAACTCATATTAAACCTCTGTCTTTATAAAATTAATAATGTTCTCATTCCTACTTACTTCCTTAAACCCAAGTCTTTCTACAAACTCTTTTGTTTCAGGAAAAGTAGATGTTTCAGCTCTTCCATATTTTAACACTATATTCTTAACCAATCTCTTATACATCTTCATTGGAAACCACTTGCCTTTATATTCAGGAAGACATCCACAATGTATTCTATTACCTTTTACTACGAATAAAGCAATTGTTTCATTATTACGATAAACTGGATAATATTCCCAAGTCAGTGCCTCTTCTAAAAACTTTTTTTTACCTTCTTTGGGACTTCCATATATTCTATATAGAAGATTAGCATATTCTACTTTAATCACTTATGCAGTACGATTCCACATATACACAACAACATAAGGAGGTAAGTTAGCATTAGTTGCACTTACACCTTCTGTACTATTTGCTACAGTAATTCCTGTTGTAGCTGTAGCTGTAGAAGATGTACCAATACGACCATCACTTGAACCATAGGGATCTGATGCACTACCACTAGATGCAGCAACATCTCTAAATGTATGTAAGTGTCCAGGGTCAGTAACAGTAGCAGTATGAGTATGACTTACAAGAACTGCATCTGCACTACCACCAGTATTTCCTGCTACATAAAGACCAGTACCACTTTGTCCTATTAATACACGACCTGCACCATAAGCTACCCATGTACCAAATCCAAATGTAGTTCCAGGATTAGTAGAAGATGTAGATGAATAAATAGCTCCAATAGGGTATAAAGCTTGTAATGCTGTAGTAACAAAAGAAGTAGTAGCTATTTGTGTTGTACTAGTTCCTGCTGATGCTGTAGCAGCTGTAGGAACACCTGAAAAAGCAGGAGAAGCTAAGTCAGCTTTAGTATTTATAGCTACTTGTAAAGCATTAAACTCAGCATCAAACTCTGAACCTTTAATAATCTTTCCTGAATCAGTTTCAGGTAAAGAATCTTTAGCAAGAAAGTTGGTGGTTTTGGTATAGTTAGACATTATAAAATTTTCCCTGTTTTAAGATAGACATCTATTTTTTGTATTGATACTGGATTATCATTTACTGTAGCTTCAACTCCAAATTGAATTACTTTGCCTGCTCCTGATAATGGCATAGAAATTGAATTAACACCAATACCTGCTGAGGCATATTTACTAATATTATATTTAGCTGTTGTATTAAATTTGGAAAATGTTTTAGTACCTAAGTTTTGTACAATAGTAACTGACTGAGGATTTAATGTATAGTCATATCCATACTTAAATACAAAGTCTTGATCTCCACTACCAATAACAACTAAATTAGCTTTTTTAAGCATTTTCTCTTGTGTTGGTGCACCTAAGTCTGAGTTAGATGTATAATAACTAAATGTATAACTAGCAGTGTTATCTAAATAACCTGTATATTCTGCCATACCATTTGCTACACCTAGAATAAGTTTTCTATCTTCTGTACTACAAAACGCTTTATAAGTTATACCAGCATTATTATTCCAAAGAGTAGTTCTTGCTGCCCCATTTTGTAATATGTTTCTAAGATCAAAATAAACCATTGTCTTAGAACCTGGGAAAGTAATTAAGTAGAAAGCATCTCTTTCAAAGTAAATACTCTTTACATTAGTTAAAGTTTCTACAGTAAGAAAACTAACTAAGTCATCTCTAATATTAAGAGAGAGTTCCCGCAATGGCATAGAGTTTTCTTGTACAGTTCTATTAAAACTTCTAACACCACTCTTAGATAAGAATACTAAATCATTACCTGTATTTTGTACTGAATCTCTAGCAATACATCCAACACCTTTAATAGTGTCAGCTAATGTCATTGTTGTAGGATCATTAGCACCTTGATAAACTACAATGTTATTCTTACAGAATATAACTAAATATTTATTATGTTGAGCAATAGATACAATTTCATCATTCTGTCCAACAACACCACCAATATCTAATAAACCACTTCCTGATCCTGTAAAATGAGCACCATCAAGTAATTTACTATAAAATACAGTTGTTTTATTATCTGTTAGTCCACCAACCCATATTCTACCAAAAGAGGCTAATACTGTATCAGGGTCAAATGTAGTTACTCCAGTTGGAGCAGTTCCATAATCTGTACCTACTCTTTGAAATACAAAAGGACCACTATGACCACCTTCTCTATATACAAGGAAAGGATTACCTGACTGAGCAGCAAAAGCATAAGATTCTGCAGCTGCACCACTACCTTCAGGAAGAGCAGCCCACTGCCATCTATTTCCTGTAAAGTTAGGTTGAGTACTTAATGCTACAGGACCACCTGAATCTGCACCAAATACATATTTTCTAGTAAGGCTAGTTGTTGTACTACTAGCATATAATTTACCATCACCTGATGATAAATAACTAATAGATCCACCAATTGTTTTAAATTCAAATATAGACTCTAAATAACTACCTGTAGTAAGATCATTAGAAGCAGTAGTAGGTCTATATATTGTTACATTACCATTAGTAGTTCCACTAGTTCCATGAGTAATTGTAAATGTATTTGCCGTAACGGCTGTAATTGCAAAGGCACCATCTGCAGCAGTACCTGAAGTAAAGTCTAAATAAACTGTATCACCTACTGATAGACCATGTGCAGTTGCTGTTACTGTTACCACTGCTAATGTTCTAGCGTAAGTACCTGAGATACCATTTCTTGTTTGTGATGCACTAACAGTATATGTACCAGTTCCACCAGTACCAGTACCTAAAGCTGTAATTGTAGTTCCTGCAGTAATACCAGTACCTGACAATATAGTACCAATAGATAATGTACCTGAGGTAACTGAATGTACAGTCATTGTAGTAGTAGTAATAGAAGCTGTAAATACAGCATTAATAGGATCTGTTAAAAGATCCCAACCTTTTCTAGCACCTAAACGACCATATTTGTCAATAATACAGTTATTAGCAACAGTAGCATAACCACTCTCAAGAGTAACCCCTGAATCTTGGGTATTTAAACCCATGAATCCAGGAGCTGTTATACTAGTGGTTTTTAATGGACCAGCCATTAACTAGGATACCAAACTGTTTCGTCAGATCTATGCCCTGCTTCTATAGCAATATAGTCAGCAAGCATACTTCTGAAGCGTTGTTCTTGTTCCATAAATCCACCATCTTCACCTCGTTCAGAGATAGCCCTAGCTAGTGTTCCTTCAATAACTAAAGGTGCAGGAATTTGTAAAACATCAGTAGCAAGTACTAAATCAGCTTGTGGAAGGATAACATTAAATCTTAAATCATAAATACCATTAGGTATAGGGAATACATCAACTTGTGTGTCACCATTTGCATCTACACCATTAAAGTTGTAGTAAGCTGGAGCAGCTTTTTGGACAGTAGCCATAAGAAACTGTCTATCAAACCAAGACCCTGGTCTACTTTCTATATAAGTATTAGTTGTATCATTAATAACATCTAATACTCTAAATCTAGTTCCAGTGCCAGTTAAGACATAATTAAATAAGTCAGGGGCAGTGGTAGCAGTTAAAGTTGTACGAAGAGCACTCCAATTCCATGAGTTTTCAACATCTCGTTTAACTTCATTAACTAAGTCTGCAATAAGCGTAGAATAAGTATTAACAGTAAGAGATTCAACCTCTTGCTCTCTAAGCCTTCTTAAAACCCTATTGACAATTTCTAAATAAGTCATGTGTAATTTTCCCAGTATATATAACAATTATACCATAAGTATGGCTATTTGTCAACTACTTCTTTTTGTTTTTATTTCTGTTAGATATGGCTTTAGCTTTAGCTTTTGCATCTGCTTTAGAAGAGGCACCCCAAGCTTTAAGAGATAGTAGTAATCTTGTAGGCTCTCCATTAGGTTTCTTTTCAGGTCCAGGCATACCACCCATACGAGCTAAGAAAGAAGCCCTACGAGGGTTATCACCAGCTTTAACAGGGGCTTTTAAAGTGCCTCCTGTATAACTAGCTCTTCCTTTGGCATTCAATCCACCTTTAGGATTCTTGCCTTCTTTTCTTGTCCATGCTGGAGTACTCATTTTATCTAAACCTCGCTGTTTTAGTTGCTATGTTTTTTGGTTGTTTAACAAACTGTTTTCCTGCTTTGTTACCTTTTGCTTTAGCTTTATTTGTAGAAGCTTTTTCATTAGGACTTAGTGCTTTCCAAGCAGCCTCAGGTAAATATCTTTTTTTACCTTTACTTGGTTTGCCATCAGATGTTTTCCATTTTTGACTAGACCAATTTTTTAAAGACTGCTGAGATTTAGCAAGAGCCATTATTTATAACCTCCACCTGCTTTTTTATATTGAGTAGCAAGAAGTTGAGCTTTACGAGCAGACCATTCACCTGGATCACCACCTTTACTGCCAGCTTTAATTTTATTAAATAAAGCTTTACGCATAGTTGGTTTAGTATAATTGCCTGCTTGATTTACTTTTGACTTAGTAGCCACTCTTCATAACTTTCTTTTTAGGTTTAACAACCATTTTTTTACCTGATTTCTTAGCTGCTTTTTTAGCTGCTTCCATACCTGTTTTAGTATAAGCATATTTTTTTCCATTTACTATTGGCATAATATTTTCCTTTTAGTTAAAGTTTCTTTTACCTTT